TCCTTATTACGGAAGTACCCGATCTGCATGTCGGGTAGGACCACACAGGATTTTAGCGCCGCTTTCTTCTTGGTGGTAGTGCTCTTGGGAAGTTTAACTGCGGGTCCGGGCTGGATGACCGGCCATTCTGGACCTTCTTCCCACGCCGGAGAAATCTGGATACCAACCAAGTCGTGAATCTGCGCTTCACCATCTGAATCCTTCGTTAAAGACTGATAAAGGGACACCTTCTTGATGTCCCCAATGTCTTCCAAGTCTATGTCATGGCGATCCAGTAGAGCAGCCAGTTTACCAATGGCTTGCTTGGGTGGACCCTTGTCCAGTTTGCTGGACAGTTCGCTCACGTTACTCATTCGTCGTCTCCTCAGATCGGCAACTACATACGTCACGGATGTGTCGTTGGATTGTCGCAGAAGAAATAGGATGACCCTGAGTGGTCAGCACATTTGCCAACCACGCTGACGAGTAGACCTTACGTTGGCCGTTGTTGTCGTCGCCTTGCACACGCTCCAAGGCTCGATCCAAAGCGCTCTGCTCTTCCTCTGCCAACCCGGAACGCACACGGGAATACAGACACTTACGATGGATTGGATCTCGTAAGGGGGTCTCTAGCGCTTCGACTAGAGTTACTGGAGGTACATCGCTCGACACAGCATCTACTCCTTCTGCTACCACTCATGTTACACGACATGACTGCCTCATGTGGGCACGTCACTTCTTTGCTGCTGGTTTCCTCCGTGAAGGCTTCTTCTCCTTCACATGCCAGTCTAGGTGATCGGTGAGCCTTTCACCGTTCTTGTCCACAGACACCTTAACATCCGCAAGGGACTTCACGAGACCTTTCAACCTGTTAGCCACGTCAGCATGGTCCCTCTGGTTCTCATCCCTAAAGCGTCGTAAGAACAAGCCTAGCACCCCGAAGGAACCAGTGACCACCGCAGCCACGACAATGCCCCACGCCTCAGTCATGGTAGAGTGACTCCATGGAGATCACACTGAACGAAGACGACTTCCTCGCCATCTACGATACGTTTGCCGCTCACTACCTTGGGGGTGGGGACATCACCGAGGCCGAGGAGGAGGAGTTTGACCAGTTGGTGGCTCTGGAAGACCGAGCGTGGAAAGTGGTGCAGAGGGTTTACGCTAGACATTATAGTGAGTAGTACCTGTCGTAATCGCCAATGTCATGGAGGTACTGGTCAAAGTTGAAACCGGGCCTCTGGCCCCCCTTAAGCCTCTTCCAAGTACCCCATGTTTGTGCTTGCGCCGTGCTGGGTAGGTCTATCCCCTGACGAGTCGCTGCTGTACGGTAGATGTCAGTGAACGTGTTGTACCTACCAGTCGCAGACAACCCTCTCTCCCCTCCTGTAATCACCGAACCCGTAGCGGCATCGTGGGCATGGCGGTCGACAGTCACCCATGCAGGATCACTGGGGTCTTTCAGGTTGCGATAGAAGTGATACGACTTGAGCCTAGGGTTGGGTCCTTCTGACCCGCCTGTAATCACAGTATCTTCCGGGTTGGCACCTCGTAGCATGTCACTCGCCTTGTCCGTCTGAACCTTTCCATAGGGCTCAAAGGTTCTACCTGTAGTAACCATGGAGTGAGCATTAATGAGGTTGAGATCCCACTGTGCGGATGGGCTCAGTGCTGCTATCACACCAGCGCCTACGTCAGTGGCGTCTGAGTCAATGCGGTGACCGGCCAACTTCCCCATACGTCGGGAGTGGTCTTGACCAGAGGGGAACCACTCCCTACCAGCCCTGACCTCTTGTGCCGTGGACTGGCCGAGGATGGTCTCCACGTTGGTAACCATCGTGTTGAACTGGCGTGTAGCCAGTCCGCGCACGGCAGAAGGCGCACTATCCCTAGGCCACCCGCCTTGAAAGAGGACACCGTACTTGTTATCCTCGGTCGCACCGTGCCAGCCGGGTGGCCTTACCAGACCCTCAACCCCACGGACAATGTGGAGTGGTGATTTGTCCATGACCCTGCCCCGCTGGCAGGATCAGTCGTGGACGCGAGTGGCGTTAGGCCGGTTCATGTGTGCGCCAGAGTTGAAGGAACGCTCAAACTGAGGCATTCCGTCACCAGCCACGACGCCCTGAACGAACTCTCCAAGTACCGACGGGGCCTCAATCCATGAAGCGGAGCCGACGTGGGCACGCTCCTGCATCGTGACTTCGGCTGGCTTGTAGAACATCGCCGGGTTGTTGTGGTTAGGGCGTCCCGGGACCGAGGAGGTGTCAACGTACGAGCCAATAGCGAAGTCATTAGGGACATCGGTATCAGTCGCAACACCTTCCTCAAATCGCAGGGAGCCTCGCTGGCCGGGGATGTCCGGGCCCATCGAGCGCTCAAAGACGTTGCCTGCAACCTCAGGAAAGAGGGGTGCTGGTGCAACTGTTGGATTCATTACGTTCGCCATGGAATCCTCCGAGGATTACGGGTAGGTACCTTGTTATATGATACCACTAAACAAAGAACGGATTCTCCGCCACGGTCACCGTGGGCATAATGTCGTGAACTGACATAGCACAGGCCAAGGCCAAACTGTCGGGGTAATCATCGAAAGCACCCCTCTCGTCAGGGGCTTCGGCCAGCAAGTATGGTCCTCGGTTGATGCGCTCTAGGTCCAGCATCTGTTGATTAAACTTCTTCCAACGCCTAGTTCTCTTAGCCTTGGAGTGTCCCGGGATGACCAACTGGTCCCGCTGTACCAACTCCGTGAGGTGTACCCAACGCTCGTTCTGTGCCTTGGCATCAGATGAGATAGACAGGACTTCAATGTCTGGTAACAGTAGTGCCAAGCGTTCCGCTACTGCCCCGCCCACTCCCTGTGCGTCGATACCCACCCTCATTACCTCATAGTTTCGTACGAAGTCAACGATCTTAAAGTACTGGGACTCCCAGTCGGTGTCATGTAGTTCCAGCCAGTTCAGAACCCGGTGCTCAAAGAAACCCAAACCATCGGGATGGTCCCAATCAACCCACACAGCAGTAGCCACTGTAGAGTCGTTGGACCTAGCCACGTCAATCCCCATGACAATAGGGGTCCTCCACCACTCGGGGACCAGTGGCATAGACGGATCGTACAGCCGACTCAAACGGTCCTCGGTGACGAACATGCCCTTCTCAAGCATCCAGTGGTTGAGGTAGGACATGCGAAACTCATCGGAGTCCTCCCCAATACGCACCTTCTCCTTGCTGATGAACCGGCCATAGTTCTCGTTGTACTTAGCAGCAGTACGCCAGTCATACTCAAAGTGCGCCTGCCGTTGCCCACGTTTCTTGCTGATGTCCCGACGTTTATTAAACTGGATCATCTTGTAGAAGTAAGACTTATTACGAGTAGCAGTACCAGTTAGAGCAATAGTTCCATTATTGAACGCCAACATGGGCTTGATGGACTTGGCGATCACAAACTCGTCGGCTCCCTGTGCCTCATCCACAACGGCGAAATGGTAGGTCTTGGACTCAATCTTGGCCTTAGGGTTACACGTCTGCATACGACAGAGTGACCCAGAGTTCTTCAGGGATACAATCTTGCCCTTACCTCGTGCCCCCCCGGACGAAGCCTTGTCATCAATCTCCGGGTCAAGCAGAAACTCCAAGGCATGGTCGCTGGTCAACCGGGAGACAATACGACTAAACACCGTGTCAGCCTGATCCTCAGTCGGAGCAAACACCCCGCACCAGAACCCCTTGCTGAACTTAGTCAACCACACAGGGTAAATCTTGGACAGTTTGGGAAGAATGACCATCATGGAGGCAATGACGTTTGACAATACCTCTGACTTACCACTCTGGCGAGTGGCTATTAGAGTCAGTTCCTCACCGTCTCCAATAACCACAGACTCAATGAACCTGTAGGCAATCGGTATCTGGTAGGGGAAGAACTCTACATCACAGAACTCCTCTGTGAACAGTACTAACTTCTTAACCAACTCATCGACAAACTCCGTGGATGCTTCATCCAGTTCAAGGTCAATGTCCAACTCGGGAACATCATCAAACCCCACATCAGGGTCGGCCAGTTCGACACTCACTCGTCACGCTCCGCCAGTTCATCCCACATTGCCGCAAGCATCGTCACTCGTGTGGTGACATCATCAGCGCCATAACCGTGGTAACGCCACTTGTCAAACGCCTCACCAAGGTGCATGATCTCTAGGTCCATCCACTCCTTCAGATCAGAGGTAGCCATCTTGGTAACACGAGAAGGCCGATCAAGCGTAGCAACGGCGTGTGTCTTACTGTCACCCCAGAACTTCAGTGCCACTCTCTAATCTCCTCTGGTTTCTCAGGGAGACTCCTACCTACCAGTGAGTGGAGTAACCCTTCTTCCTTTGTGTAATGCTCAGAAGGCTTGCAGACTCCTACCTGAATGGTCCGATAAGGAATCACGGCCTGAATCCCACGACCGGTCCTCCACGGGTAATCTGTTTCCCTCATAAAAGACATCTGTAGACCGATCTTCTTTACGGTCGTCTGGCGTGTCAACCAGTACACAGGCCCCACCCCCTGCACCAAATCCAGTGTGTCTCGCAATACTAGCCACCAACAGATGATACCAGCCACGCCAGCACCAAGTATCCACCATCCTCGCATAAAGGGTAGTACAGGGAGTAACAAGATCCCTAGAACCAGAGGGGAGTACCCTATGACCCTACTTCTTAAGTTCATACCACCCCAGCAGCAGAATAACCCCCGCACAGAACATAGTGATAATGCTGAACCAGTACATCATCCTGCAAAGAACAAGCCAGCGGCGTCGTCCTTACCTATTTTAGAGTAAGGGTAATGATTCAGCGTGCTGTTGACGAACTTTCCCCTAGACGCCCCTTCACCTGACATAGCGGCATACACGCCCATCGGTACGCTGTCATACCGGTATTGGTCCCCGCGCTTGATAAAGCGCATGAAAATAGTACCAAGCCCAGCGTCGGTCATGTCATTAGGATCGTTGGGAACATAGCGGTACCATTCTACACGAGTACTGTTGAAGTCCACCCCGTTGTGCTGTGGAGGGATGTACCCAGAGGGCTGTTCCTCGTCTGCACCCAGTTCCTGTCGATTCTTCTCACGGTCAATGGCGAACGAGTAGGAAGCAGACCCGGCATGTTGTCTGTCGGCTGTCGTGGGCTCGTCACGAACATCGAAGTGTTGCGGATCAAGCGGACCAGAAGTGGAAACTGATGACTTGAACTCCTCAGTCAGGTAACTGTCAAAGCCCTTCCAGTTAGGCCCTAGACCACTTTTACGCTTCGGCATCCTCTTCGGCCGTCTCCTCTTCCTCTGGCCCAGCCAGAGCGGCACGAAGATCAGTCACCATTGCTGCTAACACGACGTTTTCGCCCTGCAAAGCGTTTAAACGGGTCTGAAGTTCGTTGATCACCGTCTGTGGATTGAGTTGAATGTTGTCTACGTCCATGTTGTACCCTTTCACTGGCACGGTTTATATCACAAGTACAGTGTATCAGGTGCCCTCTAACTCATCAGCCAATCCCCGCAACCTGTCCGCAACAGTAGGTGTGGTGGCACCGATGCTTTCAGACTCAGCGGTTTCCTTCTCGGCTGCTTCTCTGACAGCAACCATCTGAGTGACGGCTGCCCAGTCAATGTTGGGACTGAGTGGATCAGGGCCGAGATTCTCCAACTTGTAGTCCGAGATGTCCCAAGCCATGTTCTCAGGCGAGACCGCAGGACCGCCGTAGTAGGCGTCCAGCCATGCCCATGTAACAGCGGTCTTGTCAGTAACAACAAGATTATGGCGAACCCACTCGCCTCCGTCCACACGGCCCCGGATGTAGCCTTCATCGAAGTCGGCCTCACACTCAAACAGCACCGCA